AGAAAACGAACAAGGAGATATCGGCCGGGGCCAAGACCCTGCGGATTCAAAAACAGGATGGGTTGAAGAAAAAGAAGCCATCCCAGAAGGATCAGGTGATGGCAAAGGCAATGGGGCTGGAAGCATGACCGACCGCCCGATCATTTTTTCTGCCCCAATGGTGCGGGCGCTTCTGGAACGCCACAAAACGCAGACCCGGCGGCTGGCCTACGGCAAGTTCGTCCCGGCAAAGAACCCGAAAGCACCGAAGGGTGCGGGGCACTACAAAGAGACTGTTTGGACGAAGGCCCAGCCCGGCGACCGGCTGTACGTGCGGGAGAATTTCAGGCTCCGTGCCGATCAAGACGACAAACCGCCATCCGAGGACTATTGGAAATCCGGTGCGTGGTACGCCGCCGATGGTTCCGAGCCTACGGGGTGTCAAGGTGGCCCTGGAAAGTTGCGTCCCTCCATCCACATGCCCCGCTGGGCGTCCCGCCTGACCCTGGTGGTGACGGACGTGCGGCGCGAACGATTGCAGGAAATCACGCCCGAGGATGCGATGGCCGAGGGAATTGATGGCACCTACCCCGATCCTGGGCCGTGCAAATGGCGGCATCCTGAGCAGGACCGTGGAACCAGCGACCCTTGTCACGCCTTTGAATGGCTTTGGGATTCTATCCACGGCCCCGACGCCTGGGACGAAAACCCCGAGGTTTGCGCTATTTCGTTTCAAGTGATTAGCAAGAATATTGATGCCGTAGGCCAGGAAGTGGGGCGGGGAACCTAGCACCATGCCCTATTTCCCTTCCCCATGAAAGCAAAGAAAAAAGATGTCTAGGGTGTGCCCCGAAAAAAGCCGGTGATATGGCGACGACGGGAACAGTTCCCGAGTAAGGGGGAAGCAAAGGGCTGGCCGGACGGCGCGTAGGCATTCGTCTTGCACGGTGCTTTGGCTGCCGACACCAGGAACGATACCGGGCGTCACAACGCGGGGATCGCGCCCCGCCCGCCCTAGACATCTTTGCTCCCCCCATAAGGCAAAATAGACATGACCACTAAAACAGATGCAAATACGGTTGGCGGCGGCGGCGAAATGACATTCCTTCTTTACCGATTTATTGATAACCAAACACACAAAAAGGAAATTGCCATTGGGCTTGACTATGAAAACGAACTTGATTGGTTCAAGGGCCTTATTGACTGAGTCCAAATAACAGGCCACGAAAAAAACCCCCCACCTTTCAGCAGGGGGAGGGTTTCCAGGGAGGCGTTCTTTAATTCACGAACAACGGCTTGGCTTTGAGCGGAGAGATATATAGATCATGGAACGCTGGCGAAGGGTTAAAGACAAAGCGCCGATTCATTCTGGGCCGATTGTCTATGCGCGGCGTGATCTCATCAACCGGGACAAGTGGAAGATGGGAATTGCTTACTGGAAAAATCGGAGGTGGCATCCAAGAAATTTTACACATTGGATACCCCTTCCCGCTCCGTGGATGGCACTACCCTCGCCGCCAGAAGAAGGAAAAGAACAATGAAACCAGAAGAAATCTTACGAGGTTTAGGGCAACTGTTTTACGTTGATAAGGATGAGGGGGTTGTCAGATTCCTTTATGGCGAAGATGTATCAATTGATGAGATAGAGCAATCCAAGGGACTTGATGGGCTGGCCCAAGAGTTCAAGCCTTTTATAGATGAGTGTCTTTGAACGAGCGATAAAAACATCTTGATTGTTCAGGGTGCGCTGAGAATTGGTTTCTTGTTCCTGGGATCGGCCGCCGGGCCGCCAAATCTTTTAACGCCACGATATACCCACCATCTGCGAACGGCCCACATGCCGTCTTCCTTGCAAATGCGTATTAACTCTTGATCGGCATATGGCCTCCATTCTAGAAGCAAAAGTTCCATTCGCATAAGCTGGAAAAGCGCATCGTGAATGAGCGATCCCCGCATGAAAGTCTTGGTGTCCCACGTGGGGCCGGACGGCCCGTCCCAGGCATAGCCCGCCTTGACGGTCATGGTGCCGCCCGGCTCCAGGATAATGAAACGGGTTTCGATCTTTTCAGGCGGCGTGATCCTGGTGCGGAAAACCTCGTCGGCGTGGAGTTGGTATTTATAACCCGATTTGTATTTCATTTGCCGCTTTCGTTATGTTCCGGCCCCAAAATGGGCCGCTGAGGGGCCTTGAGGCGTTTTAAGGTGCTGTGGGGTGGGCGAGAATGAACGGCGCTGTGAGGGCTATCTAACAGAATTATAGAAAAGATGCCGGCCAATCTCATAAACCGGCTGCTTCCGCTCCCCCCAACTGACGGGCCAGCCCATTGCCTTGGTGTGATAATGGCGGCTGCCGTGAGTCGGGTCTTCCGAATCCATGGCTTCCAGGAGCGCCCTCATGCAGTCGCGGAACGGTTTGTCATTAAAGCCGATGGTCTGCATGTGGACGAAATTGGGGTCGCCCCGGGTCCAGGCCGAGAACTGTTTATGTCTCAGGCAGGTTGTCGCCAGGGTGTCGTCCTTCCTGAACTGGCCCTTGCTGGTTTTCCAGCGGTTGAACAGGACATGGGCGACGGCGAGCTTGCCTTCGTAGGGCTCACCCCGCGCCTCGGCCCACAGAGTCCGGGCGGCGATGTCGATGTCCGATGCGGTGAGGATCATTTTTCCCTGATCTCCAGGTTGTTAAATCGAAAACCCGATCTTTCGTTCGTTCATGTGCGGGCCGATTTTATCGAGCAAGGTGATATAGTAGGTGACGCCGTATTTATTGATCGTTTCCCACATTGAAACAGCACGGGGGTATTTCTCGGAGGGTGGGTATGCTTTGATGCGGGAGATCAGTTTTGCGATAAACTTCCATCCAAACGGCAGGCAAATACCCGCAAGCACAAGCATTCTGGACTCATGGTCTTCATAGGTTTTGTGGTAAATATGGTCGCGGGACTCCGGCGTCAGACAGCCGCCATGGGAAAGGGCGTAATCGCCCGGCCGCCACGCGGTTTCTTCCGGGTCCAGTGCGCCCGCCCATGCCGGGGCCATGAAAAAGACCCCCAAAAGGGGGCCGATCAAAAAGGGCGTATGTTCATCCTATTTCTTCCGGTTCTTCCACAGGGTCTGGATGAGAACGCAGATGGTGAGAGCGCCGGCGACGAAGGCCAATGCCGTGTTCGCCGTCGCCAACCAGGCGGTGACGCCGGTGCCTCCAACGACTTTCGCGGTCAGTTGAACGGTTTCGGGGCTGGGGATTTTCAATTACTTTTTACTTTCGCTCGAGCGTCACGACACATCCCAATTAAACATAGCCAGGCTTTGCGCCAAGTTTCTTACAATATAAACGCCCGCAGCTTTTTGAATTGCGTTGAACGATATCGTCGGGATCATTCGATCAACGGGTGATGCAACCTGGGTCAAATTAGTCATATTTAAGCATTGCAGAATTAGGCCCCAAGATCAAAAACTTCACCCTGAGTCGTCCCTGTGACGAACCCGCCCCTTCAAGGCGTTTTTTAATTCAGGGATTGAGGTGGCGGCCTGGATTGCAGCGTCCAGTTCAGCGTCCTTATCCACGGGAAGGGGAACTGCTGAATTGGCAATAATGTTGGCCCCATCCCAGATACACGCGCTTGGGCCATTCGGGTGTGGCCAATTAAATGTTTCGGCATCACCCGGAACCTCAATCACTTCGGCAAAGCCAGGCGCCTGCCATTCGCCCACGTTTGAAGCGTCCAGCACGTTGCCGACAACTTTATGTATGAGAAGTTTCATGGACCTCAAATCTCCTTACAACACCTCGAACTCGGCGTCCCAACTAATAAATGCCGTCGCTGCGGTGGCGCTGGTGACAATCTTTAGGGAATATTTTTCACCAGCCGCAAATGCTTGTGTATTCGAGGTGTTGGCACCTTGGACGGCGGCCGCGCCGGAAATGGTAACTGTCACAGACGTGTCAGCCTGTTCGTTACGGATAGCACAAGTGTAGGCTTGACTTGATCCGGGTGCAACGTCGCTTTGAACGTAGAGGTTTTTCAGTGTTCCCGCGTATGGTGCGCGGCCAGTGGCCTGCAACTCAGCTCGCGCCGCGCCGCCAGTTCCAAGATAGCTTATGTTGGCGGCTGTCACCTGACCGTTGCCCGATAGGATGGTTGCAACGCCCGTCAAAGCAGACCCATCACCGCTAGGGGCCAGAACATCGGTGCCGATGACAAGGGCAAGCCGTGATCTCGCGTTCGCGGTCTGCGCCAATTCGGGCGTCAGCAGCCGGAAATAGTCATTCGTCCCGTCCTTGACGATCAGCGCCCGCTGCCCCGCCAACAAGAACGATGAACTCAGGGATGAACCGAAGTTGTCCCGAACCGAAATCGGCCCCACCCCGTCAATGGTGACTCGCACAGGCCCGAGGTTCGGATTGGCCCCCATGGTGAACGCCTGCATGTAGTTTGAAATATAATTGGAGGTCGTATTGGTCAGGGTCAGAGAATTTCGGTTCGCCGTGATGGTGATAAGGGAACCGGAAAGAGTGGCCAAAACGGATGTGTCGTTGTCGAAGAAATACCGCGCGATTAGGCCTTCGAGTCCCCTGCCGCCGTTGTTGACCGCGCTGGGGGCCATGTTTTCCGGGAATCTTTGGGTATTCGAGGCGTCGGTGACGTTAAGATCGTGAATCTCAGGAATTGTCAGGGTCCTCCTGTTTTAGTATAATGGTCTTGTCATGATGTACGGAGTATGGGCGGCCAATCTGCTGGTGATCGCCATTGTCGCGGGGCTGGCTTATTTCATCAATTTCAGCGGCATTGGGTTTGCCCTTGGCGTCATCTTCGGAACCGCCATCTACAACATCTTTCACCGCCTGCATCACGGTTACTGGATTTGACCGGCCACCCGGCCGCCTTGTTGCGCGAGGGCCGCGATGATGCCGGCGGTCAAGGGATTGACGCCCCCTGAAGGCGGGCCGCCGACCCCCATTTTCGCCAACTCTTCGAGAATGCGCTGGTTTTCCGCTTGGTTGCGGCCGGTCAGAATGCGGGCAAGCGCCCTATTGGCCTCTTGGCTTGGCGGAACCATTCTTTGCATGATTCTGCGTCCGATCCCGGCTTTCACGAGGGCATGACCGCCGCCTGGGATTTCCGAGCCGGTGACGGCGCCGATGTTGCCGGCCATGCGGGAAAGCGCGTCCTGCTCGGCCAACATGGGGGCCGTTCGTGAACCGGAGCCGATGTAATTCTTGGTTTTGGCGAACCGCTGCTCGGCGACCATGCGCCGGGCGAAGCCCGTTGTGTCTCCCTTGGTCGGGAAGATTGCTGAAATTTTCTTGCGCGTGATAGACTTGCCGAACAACCGTCGCGCCGCGCTTGCCTGATCCGCCGTCCCCTCGACAACATCCATGACCGCCCGGGCGGCGCCGGAACGATAGGCTTCCTTGCCGGCATCCGACAGGCCATTGAGCTTCTGCGTGATCCGCTCGGCATCCATCTTCATGAATTTCCGTCCGTCGCGCAAGGAGTTCAGCACTTCGATGTCGCCGGCGTATTGCTTGCGGGCCTTGGCATAGAGAGACTTCGTTCCACCCGTCGCTCGGTCGAGTTCCTTCACCAGGTCCCGCTTCAAATTACCGAGCAGCCGGCCCTTGTTCGTCAGGCGGCCGGTGATTGGGTTCGTTTGCTTGTCGATCAGGGCGTCGATGCCGCGTTTCATGTTGTCCCAGGTTTCGAGTTTAAAGCCCCTGGCGACTCCCCCCTTGACAGGCTTCATCCTGCCGACTTCGGCGGCATAACGCGCCATGTCGCCCAGTTCCTTGCTGAGAGGACCGACCCGGGAGCTTTCAATGCCCGCCAGATCAACCGCCTGCTTGAGGACCTTTTTCATCACCGGGCGTTTCAAGTACCTTTCCAGGGTCTTGGTCATCACGCTCGAGTTGGCTTGATAGGCGGCTTGGTATGCCTCGGCGGCAGGCGCCTGTAATTTACCGAGCATGACTTCCTCGGCGGCGAAATAATCTTGAGGTTTCAAACCTTTGCGAAGTCCCTGGCCAATACGCTCCGCCTCGCCCCCGGCGCGGCCCTCGAGCGCCATCATGATGCGGTTTTTGGCCGGTCCGGGCACCCCGGCGGTTCCCCTGGCAAGCCCCAGGACGTTCTCTCCGCCGACATCGGCAATCATGCCCTGGCGGCCGAGGGACTTCAGCCTGGCGGCGCCTCTAGCAGCGGTAGTTTCGTCGAGATTGAAGGCTTCGGCGGTCTTCCGCATGGCCGCGCCTTCCGGGTCGCGGATCGTCCGCACACCCTGCGCGATCTTGCCGCCCCCAGCCTGGATACCGCGAATGATGCCGTGCGCGGCACCGCCGGTGGCCGCGCCGACCCCGGCGCCGACGAGTCCCCCCATTGCCCGGTCCTCGAGCCCGCCTTCGGCGTAGCCCGAGCCGAAGATGCCGCCGATCAACGAGCCCAGGCCGGTAGACCTAAGCCACGGCGGCAAGCGGGCGAACACCTGGGCTATCTTCGTTCCGGCCAACACCGGGGCGGCGGCGAACATCGTCCCCACGCCGCCGGCGATTTCCGACGGAATCCCAACGGCTGTCGGTATTTCCTCATACCTTGCCCTTGTCGCCGCCAGGTTTTCCTCGTAGGGACGTTTGTTGATGGCGGTCTTCAGGGCCGCGCCGATTTCATCCATATACCCGCCGGTGATACCTTGGGCGGCGGCCAGGGGAACGTCGAGAAGCTGGGAGCCGAGCCCCCGTTCCGGAGCGACGGGTTCGGGTGCTTCGCCCTCCAAAGTAGTGCCGGGCGGGAGTGGGGGAATTTGACCTTTGCGTGATTGCGGATCGGAAATGCCGACAAAATCCTCTTCGAGTACGGTGCCGGGGGGCAGGTGTCGGCTCATATCGGCACCCACTGGTTGTCGATCAGGAAGTGAGTGGGCTCACCAGTATCTTTATCGACGGCCATCTTCATTCCCTCAAGCGGCGACTGACGGGCCACTGTCTCAACATCGGTTATTCCATTTTCAAGATAGTAACGGAACCGCGCCTGGGACTTCTCCAAATCGCGGAACAACGAATCCATATTTGATTTGAAGCTGATCGGATCGTCGCCGCCGAAAATCCCCTCTCCGGGATCGGGCACGGCCAGGCGCAAGCGATCCGCTTCCGCTTCCGACATCTGCGCCCCGGTAATCTCCTTGATATAGAGATTGATGTTGGCAATGGCGTCGCGCTTATAGGCGGAGAAATCGGTGAGCAGCTTGCGTTCATTCTGCGGGACATCCCGGTTGCCGAACCGGGCCTTCAGGCCCGTCCATGCCACGCCGAAGCGGGTTGGAATTTCCTGATATTCGGGCTTAAACCGCGCCCGGATTCCTTGAAGCCGGACAAGACCCTCGTTCGCTGCGATCAATTTCTTTTCGATGTCGGTCCGTGTCGGCTTGGTCATGGATGCCCCGCCAACGGCCATGTCTCCCGTCACGAGCGTGAACCCGCCCTTGCCATCGGACTCGATTTTCATGCCGGACGGCACGGGGGTAAGGGTCCCGCCGGCTTGAGCAATCTGCGCTTCCGTGGCAAACCGCATCTTCTCTTGTGCCGCATCCCATACCTTTTTGGTTGTTGGCAGTTTCGGCGCTTGGTAGCCGCTGATCTTTCCCGATGTGGACGACCGCTGCCCGACGCCGCCGCGCCCGTAGGGGCTTTGCGCGGTCTCGAAGCGTTCCGTCGGCTTCATAGCCCCCATCGCCGCCTCGTAGCCCTTCATCGGGTCCAACCGCGCCATCCCGGCAATAAGTTCGCGCCTATCCTCGGGAACCCTGGACAGCATCCCGCCGGAGTAGTCCGTAATACCCGTGTCCGGGTTTCTCCACGCCCCCCCGGGGCCGTAGAGCATCCCCCTGGCGCGGTTGGCGGCCTCGGTTTTCTTGCGCTTTTCGGCCTGGCCCTCTTCGTATTTCATGCGCTTGAACTCGCGCTCATCGGCCCGCTCGCGGTCGCCCTTCAAGGCGCTGGAATAGGCCCCCAGTCCTTGGCCCAAAAGTCTTTGCGAGGCCCCGGGATCGGTGGTCTCTGTCCCAGCCGCCATCAGGTAGGCGCCCAAAAGCCCGAGGTTCCCACCAGAGAACATCCGGCTCAATAGGCCCTGCGGCTGCCTAGTGGAACCGGGTTGCGGAATATGATAAGGCATGGCCTATTTCCCCAACCCCGCGAGTCCACCTAGGGCTCCCATTTTCAGGGGCGCGGGGACACCGGACCCTCCAAACGATCCCTGAGCGGCCATCGGCAACAACCCCTGCATCATTCCTTGAGAGAACGGAGACTGGCCGCTGCCTTGGCGCCGGCCCATCTGCATCAACATTGGCAGAAGCTGCATTAACAATTGCGGAGGAATCGCCATATCTGTCTCCTATTTCCCCGTAAACATTCCGGCACCGCCGGGTTGGCCGAACAAGCTCTGTCCAATCCCTGCAATAGACGCCGCTGTCCCAATACCGCTCATTAGCGGATTGCGGAATGTCGGCTGGGTTGTTGTCCCTGTTTGTGCGCCGCCATAGTTCCCGGTGATGTTCTGCATGAACTGGGCGATCTTCATCTGCTCGACGTTCTGCTCGAAGTTGTGGCGGTCGATTTCCTCCTGCTTTTCCTCGCGCCCCAAGGCCTCCCGCGCCCCGCCGACTCTTTCAAGCTCCGCCGGTGCGTACTGGGAAGTGGAATAGGCGTCCCGCGTGGCGCCGTACATCCGGCCGCGTTCCTGGCCGAGATAGGGCGTCATGCCGGTGGTAATCCCCCGGGCGAACGCTTCCGCATGGCCCGGCGATCCGAACCGCCCGGCGCGGGCAAACTGGGTATCCACCCCCGGCCTGACGACATCGGACACCCCTTGGAGCATTGACTTGAACACCGGGTTGTCGGGGGCTAGGTACTCACCCCGCATGGTCCGGCCGGTTTCACCGGAGGCGACGTTGATGAGCGAGTTCGGATCGAGGGCCTGCGAAGTCCTGATGCCCAAGGCCGCTTCCGTCTCGGGCGAATACGGCACCACCGTCGAGCCCGGGAAATAGGTCGGCTTTTCACCCTCCAGAAGCTTTTCCGATTCCTCGAAGCCACGGGTCAGGAACGGCTGCTGGCCAGACCACGGGTCGGCTTTCTGGGTCGAGGTGGTGGTCCTGGTGCCGCCCCCGCCGCCGCCCTTGCATTCGGCGACAGACCCTTGGTATTCATGGTCCTGGTCCTCAAGGACCGCGCCGTCGGCATCGAAAACAATCCTGGTGTGAATCCTCATAGCATTTTCCTATAAACAGTGAACACGGGCCTGTAGCCTTTTGGGGCCATTACCCTTTCCCAGCCTTCGCGTCCGGGACCCTCAACGGCCTCGAATCCCCGGTCCCTGGCCTTGCCTTCGACCTCCTCGGTCAGGTGCAGCCAGTCCTTCATTCCGACGCCGCCGATGATGAGCACGGCCAGCGATCTAAGCCTGGGGTAAACCTGCGGCGCGGTGACGGCACAGGCACGAACTTCTCCCTTTTCGGTCTCGGCGATCCAAAGCGCCATTTGTTTTTGCATACACGCGGCCCGGATGTCCTCGGGCCAGAACGCCATATCGCCATGCGCCAGGGCCTCGCGCACCCAATCTTCGATAAAAGGCCAATAGTGGGGCACGTCGCACCACCGGGCCTCGATCAGTTTCATGGGCTAGTAGCATTTCCGACGGCGGAGATTAGCCGCCAATTAGTCCCGTCCGACTTGTAGCCGCGAACGGCGTTCTCTTGCGTCAGGACGGTGGTTGTCGAGCCGTCCAGGGTTTCCGATCCGGCGGCGTCGATGGTCACGGTAAAAGAAGATGAATCGATTTTCTTAACGTAGATTTCGCGCCCTTCGCGGCCGGCAGCGGTCAATAGCGTTACCGTGATATTTCCTGCGGTCGCGTCCCCCAGGATCAGCGAGTCGATATCAACCATCGTGTAGGAAGCGGTCAGCGAAACCACCTGGACGGGATGGTGGCGGACGATGCCTTGGAGCTGCTGGATGGCCTTGGCCAGCAAAATCCGGTGTTCGCGGCTGTCCGGCCATTCTTCCGGGACTTGGCGAAACCCGCGAAAGTCCGCCCGGAGGCTTCCAAGGGCCATTTACACGAACCTTGCAAACTCGCCGAAAGCTTTCGCGGCAGCAACGCAGTAAGCGGCATGCGCTTCTTCAGCGGCTTTAAAATGGCCAAGGCTGCGCTGAACGCCGGTTACTCTAATTCGCGCCCCATACATCCCGGTTTCTTTATGAAAAGAAACACCCTTGACTCCCATTTTGTTGTTTGCGCGACAATGACCATTCGCTATGTTTTGTGAACGCGTGGCCAGCCTTAAATTACGCCAACGATTGTTCAGGGGGTCCAGGTCAGCGTGGTCTAAATCCATCGGCGGCCATTCGCCGGTTATGTAAAGCCAGGCAAGCCGATGCGCGAGATGATGCCGCTTGTTTATTCGGATTCTTCTAACTCGACGGCCGGTTTTGGCATCAACTGAAATGTGCCCCGCCTCGCTATCCGCATAGCGTGTGTTCCACCGCCGGAACTCATGAAGCGTTGCAAACCACTTCCGGCCCCGATGTCGCCACTTGAGAATACCTGTCCTGGTTTCGTAATCCAGGAACTCCCGAACGATCTCGGCGGTTAGAATCATCGTCTTCCCCTTAGAGCGTAATCCACCTCAATCCCAATTATGTGGCTCCACGATGTCGAGGACGTAAGCGATACGCGGCAGCGCTGATAGCGCCCGTGCGAGCGGATCGGACACAACCCGTCCACATTCATGTCCGCCGCCGATCCATAGGTGATCGTATCGTTGAGCCGCGTCCGTGGCGCCGCCGCGATCCTCGCATCCCCGCCGTCGATCAAGGGCCGGACGCCGTTGATCTGCCAATTGAACCCGGCTCTCGGCTGCATGTCGCCGGTATCGAAGGTCGCCGCCAGGGTCGCCCCGGTAAAATGACCCAGGACATGGGACGGGTTGAAGGCCGCGAAGCGGAGCGCCCGGCCCCGGTATATCTCGGAATCGAAGCTCTCGGAGAACACCGTCGCGTTGTCGATATCGGTCCCGAACGCCGCGTCCAATCCGTCTAGGGTAAAACCCTGGGTTTCCGTGCGCAGAATAATTTCGGTATCGACCTCTGCCTCCGCCCATTTGCGCTCATCGTACTTGCACATCAGAATTTTGTTGGGCAGGTTGGACGATGCGCCGGCGCCGGGGAACGCCCAGGCGACGATCTTGTTCACCGGGTCGATGGCTGCCGAAAGATACCGCCGGTCGGTAATGTCGAACTGTTCCTGGAAGTATCGGTCGATCTTGTCGCTACCGATGGGTTCGACCGCTCCCCCGCTCATGCCCATGAACCCGTCCTCGGCGATGTAGAACACCTGGCCCTTGTGGGCGATGACCGAGTTCGGAATCGATGTCCCCGGCGCGTAATTGATGGGCAACAACTCGAACACCGGCCCCTGGCCCACATAGCGCGCGGTGCGGACCATCTGGTTCTGGAAGATCAGGCCGTATTCGGTCCCCCCGATAATGCGCTGGACCACCCCGCCGGTCGCCAGGTCCTCGAAGTCGCTCTGGGTGGCTGCGGAGGGCGAGAAATTCACCTCGTTGCCGATCTCGCCCCATCTTATTCGGTTCGGCGTCTCGCCGTCCACGTCGTTGATCCACCCCAACATGACGAAACGGTGAACAATGCCGATGTGCTTGGCCCGGGGCGCGTTCGACGCCGGGGACGTAATCATGTCAGCGAAGGCCCCGGCCCTGCCCCCGCCGATGGCCATGGACTGCACCGGGTCGGTGTAGTTGGTGGCGATAATCCGGTTGTTCTGGTTCCACAGCGCGAACTCCCAGACATCGTTGGCGCCGGTGCCGTATGCCGCCGCCGACTTGCTTTCCTCGGTGAAGACGGAGTTCACCATCTCATAGAGGCGGTTTTCGTCGCCGGCATAGACAAACACGTCGTCATTGGCGTCCCGGGCCGACATCGCCCCCAGGCAGCGTTCGGTCAAGGCGTTGGAGATCGTCGTC